ACAGTCCGAGGAGGATCGAACAGGGATATCTCCAATTCAGACCTAGGATTATATTATAAGTTTAATGAGGGCATTACAACTACTTCTTCAACCGATTCGATTGTGCTAGACTATAGCGGAAGAATTTCAAATGGTAATTGGGTTGGGTACCCCGGCTCTTCTGCAAGAAATACGGGCTCGGCTTTTGCATCTTCGTCGTTAGCAGCCACAGAATTTGAAGACCCAATTATAAGATCAAATCACCCAACTTTAAAGTCGGTACGAGAATCTTTAATTGAATCTGGCAGTGTCTACGACTATACAAACAATTCATCAATTTTCAATAGAATGCCAGATTGGGTAATCGAAGAGGATTCAGGTCACCTAGAGCAAGCGACCCAGATAATGGCAAGCTATTTGGACTCTCTTCACTTACAACTAGAAGAGCTTCCTAATCTAAAAAACATTACCTATGCTAGTAGTTCAAATAAAACACTACCATTTTCTAACCGCCTCCTTTCGAATCACGGGATGGAAGCCCCTGAGATATTTGCCGACGCTGAAATCTTAGCGCAAATCATGGGTCAGGATGAAGAGAGGAGCTTTGAGCTTGATCTTTCCGAGATTAAAAATAGAATTTATAAAAATATTTACAATAACTTGGTTTACATATATAAGACTAAGGGTACAATTAGATCTTTCCGCAATCTTATTCGTTGCTTCGGTGTCGGGGAAGAGTTAGTTAAAATAAATTTGTATGGCAATAATGCTGAGTACAAGCTAAGAGACAACTTTGAAAAAAGAGTTTCTAGAAAAAAATACATTAACTTTAATCATCCCGATAGCTTTGCTGGAGTTGTAACACACCAGTCATCCAGCACCAATGTTAATGCTAGCAACGTATCGTTTGTGTCAGGCACGGTAGACGCCTATATTCCTACAACTTCAGAGCTTGAAGTTTTATTTCCAAAGAAAAATGATGATCGCGGAACTCTTACCTATTTTAACACACAATTTTTAAGCTGTTCTATATTTGGGACGCACAGATTGTTGATTGATGGAATTTCAAATCCTGCGTTCGAACAGGCGGCAGCAGCGAACGATTATGGGTGGGGTCTTTATGCAGTTCGACTCGAAGAAGAGTCTCCCGACGCATATCTTGTTTTTAAATCACACAGGGTATCTGGCGGTTCTCCTGATTTCTACTTAACAAGCTCTATCATACCGGATATTTACAATAATCAAAGATGGAATTTTGCCGTCCGCACAAAAAATATAAAATATCCAGTATCAAACGGCACATCAGGATCAAATGCTGGAAGCTCTACTGATTTTGACATTGACGATACCTATCTTAAACTTGAACTTTATGCTGTAAATTATGACGCTGGAATTCTACAAAATTCTATATTCTTGACATCATCAGCCCTAACTGCGAGTGCGTATTTAACAGCAGATCACCGTCACTATGTTGGAGCAGAAAGAAGTAATTGGACAGGATCTGTTAATAATAAAAGTGATATCAATGCAGGCTCCTTTAAATTTTGGGAAAGTTATTTAGAAAATGATGCGGTCAATGTCCATGCAAAGGACCCAAATAATTTTGGCTCTCTTAACCCACATCGCAGCACCTATCTTTTGCAGTCCGCTCTCGCAGGAGAGTCAGTACCAGAGCTTGAGACTTTAGCAATTCATTGGAATTTTGAAAACGTTACCGGATCAGACTCAGAAGGTATATTCTCAGTAGATGATTTTTCATCGGGCTCTACGGGTAGATTTGACAGATATGTAGATAACGTCGCTGGCACTAAGTTTGCGAAAACAATAGCATACCAATATCCGGCACAAGGGCAGTTCTTCAGAACAAATACAACAGGCGTCGTCGACCGTGCTTATATTGATGGCTTGCGCCTCATGCCCCCAGAAGCTCTTAACAGCTATGATACGATTAGTATCTTAAACATGCAGGACGATGTTGAGTTCACAAGAGATAGCCGACCCATAAACTACTATTATGCTTTTGAAAAGAGTATGTATCAAACAATAACTGAAGAAATTATAAACTTCTTTGGTTCAATTGTTGACTTTAACAATCTTATTGGCGATCCAAAAAATAGATATAGACAAGACTACAAGGACATGGAAAAGCTTAGAGAGTTATTCTTTGAGCGCATCCGCAATAATCCAGACTTAGATAAGTTTATTGATTACTATAAGTGGATTGACAAGTCCTTGTCTGTCATGCTTCGCAATCTAGTTCCTGCATCTGCTGAATTCTCGGATGGCATCAGAAACATGGTCGAGAGCCATGTGCTGGAAAGAAATAAATATTGGTCTAAGTTCCCAACTATTGAAATGAAAGCGACAGACCCAGAGGCTGCTGTCCGAGGAATCACAGAGCTTAAATATGATTGGGAACATGGTCACGCGCCTACCGTACCAATACGCGCCGTCGCAGCAGAAGGCACTGATATCTTGTTAATGCCCGGTGATCAGGCTAACAACGACCGTTTCAAAGTTAATGTTCCGACACACTTAGGCGGTACCGGAGAAGACATTACAATTAGGTTTGTCACTGCAACCCCTTCAGACGGTACAGCAGGCGAAATTCAGATAAGTCTTGGGGGCGCTGAAACTACACGAAACAGGCTCGTAGCAGCTATCAACGGTGTCGATACATCTGTAGTTAAATATGGTGCTGGCTCTGGTGATGTGACTAATGGTATTGCTGGAATTTCTGCTGCGAATGGCTCCACGGTTGCAAAGACAACTATAACTTCAACCCAGTCTAGCCCATTCGGTGGCACCTCCATTATTTTCACTGATATCGAAGGCACAGCCGTCGCAGCAGGTGCGACCGGAGCTTCTCCGGCATCTATGACTGTCCCGACCACTGCGCTTGAAAGTGACAACTGCCTGTGGTGGAAAGACAGGGCTGAAAGAACTACGGGTGCCCTTTCTTCTTCGGCGGAAGGTGTCAAC